GAGCGATTGCATTGCAAGAAAGTAGACCCCGAAGGTTACGAAAACATTTGGGAAGGCAAGTGCAGGCCCGCCGTAGAAGGCGCAATTTACTACAAAGAAATTCAGAAGGCCCAGGAAGAAAAGCGAATTTGCAATATACCGTATGACCCTTTATTGAAGGTTCATGTGGTCGTAGACCTTGGCTTTGGCGATGCTATGGCGATTGGTCTTGTGCAACGGCATACGTCAGAAATTCGAATCATTGACTACATTGAGGATGTCCGTCAGACATACGAGCATTATTCAAACCTTCTGAAAGAGAAAAAGCTGAACTGGGGACAAATGTGGCTACCGCCTACGGACGGGTTCAGTAAAAGCGGTCAAACGGGCATGGGGCCGGACGATATTTTCAGAAATTTGGGGTGGATAGTTCCGAAACGGCACGAGATTACAGAGGTCAGCGTTGAGGAAGGTATCAGACAGGCGCGACTCACATTTGACAGGGTATATTTCAATACCCCCGAAACCGACAGGCTGGTTGAGTGCTTGAAGCGGTATCGTAGGCATATCACCCAAAAAACGGAAACGGCGACAAGTCCCGTGCATGATGAGTTCTCGCATGGTGCGGATTGTTTCAGATACATTTGCTTGAACGCTAACAAGATGAAGAACGATCCGATTGGGGTTTATGAGAGGATTGTTCCGGGTGAGTCAAGTCATGTCACTTCCGGGTGGGCAAGATAGGAGGATGGGATGGAACGATTAAGGCATCTTGAAGATTGGCAAATAAGGGCTATACGACAAATATCCGAGCTTATACAGGCTCATTGCTTACCACGGGGGTACAGTATTCGGGATGATTCTGTTGTGATTTACTTCTAAGGACAACCTATGCCAGATGACGAGAAGAAAGCAAGCGTAACCACGGAAAAGCAGTCACCCGAATCTGAGGGTCAAGAGCAATTCCTAAAAACCGCCCGTAACCGCCTTGACAGGTCTGCCACAAACGAGTCTGACGAGCGCACAGAGGGTCAGGAAGATGTTGAGTTTATCTATTCTACTGACCAATGGGACTCGGACGTAAAGGACCAGCGTGGCAAGGGTAGGTTGTGCCTGACCCTGAACAAGCACCCGATGTTTCTTGACCAAATTGACGGGGATCTTCGCCAGCACAGACCCGCAATTAAGGTAAAGGCAGTAGATTCCGATGCTGATCCTATCACGGCAGATGTGATTGAGGGCATTATCCGATATGTGGAGCGCAATAGCGCAGCCAGTCGGATTTACAGCTATGGCGGGCTTCACGCAGCGGCAAGTGGACGTGGTGCGTGGCGGGTGCTGACTCAGTATGTATCGGACAGCGGGTTTGAGCAGGAGATTACCATTGAGCGCATAATCAATGCGTTTTCCGTGTATTATGACCCTGCTGCAAAACGGGACGACAAGCAAGACGGGGATTATATGTTTATTGTGTCCGACATAAGCAAGGACACATACAAGGAAAAGTACCCCGATTTTACGCCCGTGGATTTCGAGGCTTCCGGTACTGAGTTCGGCAACTGGACTTTGCAGGAAGGCACGGTTCGCATTGCGGAATATTTCTACAAGGAAAAGGTTGAAGAAAAAGAAATTCATCTGACCGAGGATGACGAAATAGTAGACGGCAAAGACTTGGGTAACAAAAAATTCAAGATGAGCCGTAAAGTCCCTGTCTACAAAGTCAGGTGGGCAAAAATAGACGGCAAGAATATTCTTGAGGGTGGTCCGTCTGACCCGATTGACGTTGCGGGCATGATGTTCCCGATTGTACTGACTTGGGGCAAGCAACTGTGCGTAGACGGCACATTAAGGGCAAGGGGAATTGCCCGTCATTCAAAAGACGCACAGAAGTTATACAACTATTTCAGGTCAAACGATGCAGAAGCCACAGCGCTTCAGCCGAAACAGCCGTACCTTATACCTGATATTTGCTTGGGGCCGTACAAAGATACATGGGACAAGGCGCATGATACCCTTGTGCCTTACCTGCCGTATGTGGCAGACCCGACACAGCCTGGGTTAAGACCGCACAGGGAATCGCCGGCGCAGTTATCTACGGCTAATCGTGAGCAGATTGCGATTGCCGATTCTGAGATTCGGGACACCATCGGCCTTCAGCAAGCGGCTCTTGGCATGCCAAGCAATGAGCGCACGGGTGTTGCAATCAGGCAGCGTAAGATGGAGTCCGACACGGGGCAATACGCCTTCATGGACAATCTTGCCCAAGCGGTACGCACCACGGGTAAGATTATTCTGGGCATGATTCCCGAAGTTATCGATACCGAGCGCCAGATTCGGATACTCGGTAATGATATGAAAGAGAAGGTCGTGCTGGTCAATGGCACGGATGGTAAGTTTGATTTGACGGTTGGCAGATACGATGTGGATATTGACGCAGAGGCTTCCTACTCTACTCAGAGAGAGGAATTTCAGGAGAAATTGGTTGCTATGCTGCCGTACATACCGCCTGAGCAGGTTGCGGTAATGACGGATATTCTGTTTGAAATGCAGGATTTCACACGAGCCGATGACCTTGCAGAGCGCATCAGAAAGACTATACCGCCTGAGATTTTAGGGGGGCAGCAAGGGCAAATGCCTGGACAGGAAGGCATGGAAGGCGTACCCCCGCCCCCACCCGAACCGCCACAGCCGGACCCGATGGCGATGATGCAGCTTGAGACTGAGGGGGTTAAGCTGGAAACATTGAAAATCAAGCAGGCGCAGGAGCAGGCAAAACTTGAGGGTATACAGCTTGACAATGAACTAAAGATCAAGATTGAAAAGGATAATATCAAGGCCGTGATAGCCGAAGTGTTGCAGGAAGAACAACAGTCTATGGGCGCGGAGGGATAAGGGATGGCAGATGATAAATCGGTTGTTGGCAATATTACCTTTGGTCCGAAGCAATGCGATAACTGCGATTGCGGTAGCGACAATACAAAGTGCTTCCCGTGCCTTGACGTGCCTGATGAGCGCAAGCTAATCATCGAGGGTTTGAAGCTGATAGCAGCGGGGAAGAAGAAGATAGAAAAAGCGTTGAAGTAATCTTTCGCTATACATAAGTGCTTACACCCCAATTACCACACGGGGTTAAAGGCGAGTTAGGAGAAATCCTGATTCGCCTTTTTATTGTCAGAGGGATTCAAATTAAGGGAGCTTTTACTTATCGGACGTAAGAGCCGAGCGAAAGGAAGGTTGCAATGAGTGACGAACCAAAAGACAGCGTTGCCCAGGCAGTACCAATGGCGATTGACACGGGCGAAGAATCATTTTCAGTAGACGCACAGCCTGAGCCTGTTGAGGGCAAGACAGAGAGTGACGCCTCTGCGGAAGAAGAAAAGGGGACCGAGGAAGAAAAGGAAGAAGCGGGAGCCGAGGAAGAAAAGGAAGAAAAAACCGAAGATACGTCCGATTCGGATAAGGACAAGAAGGGCAAGGACGGCGAGAAGGAAGGCGATAAAAAGGACACGGCTGATAAGGGGAAAGAAAAAGCCGAACCTGAAGCCGAGGTTGAAACGGGAGATGAAAAGCTCCCCAAGGGTGTCCAGAAGCGCCTTGCTAAAATGCGGAGAAAACAGGGTGACGCTGAACGAGAAGCCATAGCCCTCCGTCAAGAGCTTGAGGCTACCAAAGCCGAGCTTGAGGCGCATACTAAAGTAGACATCGGGGAAAAACCGACACGGCCAAAGCCGGATGATTTCGAGGACGAGGATAAGTATGATGATGCCCTTGCCGAGTTTTACGAGAAGCTGTCCGAGTTCAATGCCAAGAAGGTTTTAGCCGAGCAGGAAAGAACGAAACGCCTAACGAGCAAAGAGGCGGCAGAGAAAGACCGTGAGAAGATTCTGAAGGAGCGCCACGCAGAAATCCAGCGCGGCTTACGGGAAGTCAAAGACAAGTATGACGATTTTGACGATGTAATGAAGGCGGTAGTCGTGCCTGACGACTTGTTAGAGGTCTTTGAGAAACTTCCCAACATAGGTGACGTTGCCTATTATTTGGGCAAGCACGCTGACGTGCTGGATGATGTTTCAAACATGACACTCGTGGACGCTACGATTCGGCTGATGGAAGTGTCCAACAGCCTTAAACCCAAAAAGACAACCAAAGCGCCTCCACCTATCAAGCCTGTTTCTGGTACGGGCGGGGGCATTAAGACGTTAGATAAAGTGCCATTCGCTGAGTACAAGAAAATCAGGGAAAAGCAAATGAAGGAAGCTGCGGGGCGTTAAGGTTGGAAGATAAGGAGTAACAACAAATGTCTCTTGCAAGTAATACTTTTGTAACCTCAACAGTTATTGCCAAGGAATCCCTGATGTTCTTGGAGAACCAACTCGGCATGGCGAAGACCGTCAGTCGGGAATGGGAAAACAAGTTCGGCAAAGACGGTGAAACTCTTGGTATTCGGAAACCCAATGCGTTCAGGTCAACCAAGGCACGGGCAATCAGCGCCGCTTCTGCTATCGCTGAGAGCAATATCACGCTGACGGTTGCAACGCAAGCCCACGTAGCGTTTGAGTGGTCAACAAAGGAAATGACGGACACGGTTGAGAGAGTGTCCGAGCGATACATCCAGCCCGCCATGTCTGCCCTTGCG